TGATATAGATAGAAACATAGAACCAGTACCTAAACGTAAACTAAAAACTGAAGCATAATGAAACTAAAAGTATTAAGACTAGGGGATAATGGAGACACTACCCTAGATGCATTTTATATCAATGGTATTCTTAAATGTGGAGCTATAGAAGATGAAGAACGTGCTATTAAAGTTAAAGGAGAAACTAGAGTACCTAATGGTATTTATAAAGTAGCTCTACGTAATGAAGGTGGTATGAATGCTAAATATAAAACTAAGTATGGTGATATGCACAAAGGAATGTTATGTATTCATAATGCACCTGACTGGAAGTTAGTTGCTGATGGAATGACATTCCAATACATCCTTATCCATACCGGAAATACAGATGAGCATACCATGGGCTGTTTACTTCTAAATGATATCTTAGACTTTGGTAAAGATACTGGTAGTGCTAGTGGTACTGCATATAAAAAGTATTATCCAGAAATAGCTGCAGCTTGTTTAGCTGGAGAAGAAGTTACTATTGAATACATAGATGTAGAGACTGGTAAGTAAAAACTAATTAAACCAAACCAACTAATGAGCGCAAAAGCTAATCTAGTAAAGAAACGGACTAGGATGGGTCACCGTGACATTATCAAATATCAATTGATAACGGAATCCTTTATCCACAGCATACATATAACCAATTCAGAATTGGATTGCCTTGCTCTATTGGGAGCATATGGTGAATATGATATGGCTGATTTCTGTAACTCAATTGTACAAGAGAAGATTTTCTCCAACTCTCAGACAGTAAGGAATTTCTTGAACAAAGCAGAGAAGACTAAGTTAATATTAAAGAAGACTATTAAGGGTAGTAACCGAAAGAAAGTCCGGTTAAATCCTGCCTTTAATATTCAAACTACTGGTAGTATAGTATTGGATTATACAATAGCGTATGTTGCCCAAGAAAAGTGAACATTTCATAAAACCCACAGCTGATAAGCTAGACCTTGATATAGAACTAGTTGATGATGCTGTTAGCTTTTTTTATACTTGTTTGCGTAAATCACTTGTGGAAATGAAAGGTCCTAATATTCAAGTTGAGAACTTAGGTTCATTTAAAGCAAAGGCAAATGAGTTACCAAAACTTGCTAGTAAGTATAAGAAGCATTTAGATGTCCTAGAGCCTGAAACATTTAATCAGATGGCTGTTAAGAAAGATATTGAAGTCAAACTAGAACGAGTCCTCAATTTAACAAAGATGATTGGTAGTGAAAGGTTTAGGAAACAACAATTTATAAACAAGAAGAATGAGCGGAAAGCTAACCAAAATATGGAGCAACCGGAAGGCGATTCTGGAAGGGATTAAAAACTCAGTGTTCAAGAGTGAGCATGTAGAAGCAATAGCTGCTGAGAGAATGGCTATATGTAATACATGCCCCGCTTTAGATACTGAAGGCCCATCTTGTATAGTTCCCGGTACTCAACCCTGTTGCAGCAAATGTGGCTGCTCCCTTGAATTCAAACTAAGATCCCTCTCATCTGCCTGTGGCGATGAAGAGAACCCAAAATGGCATGCTCTCCTTTCTCAGGAGGAAGAGGATGCATTTAATGAAGCTAATGGAGTTAATTAATGCAGATACTATATTAGAAACCAAGGATAGTTATCAAATTGATCTATTCAAACGTAATCTTGAAGATTACGTAAACTGGTTACGTTCTAGTGATACACTTACAGTTCGTGAACATGAAAGTTTAAGCAACATGCTTAGTTCACCTGATAAGGAAAACTTTATATTAGCCCTAGAAATACTCAAACTCAAAAAACCAAACCAAGATGGCAATACAATTCACAGCAGAGAATCATAAGTACGAGAGTATAGATGAGAATGAAATAGACTGGTTAAGTGTAACTGGTCTTGTGGGATTATTCAAACAACCCTTTAATCAACAGGAGATAGCTGAGAAAGCTTCCAAGAGCCGTAACGGTAAATGGAAAGGAATGGATCCTCAAGATATCATAGATATTTGGAACAAAGAAACAACACGAGCTACCACTCTTGGTAGTTGGTATCATGACCAACGTGAGAAAGAATTACTCATGTGTCAAACAATGGAACGTAATGGAATAGAACTCCCCATTATAAACATCATTGAGAAAGATGGTGTTAAGATTGCACCAGACCAATCTCTTATGTCTGGTATATATCCTGAACATTTTGTTTATCTAAAGTCTTCAGCAATCTGCGGTCAAGCAGATAGAGTTGAGGTACTTCAAGATACTATAGATATCTTTGATTATAAGACTAATAAAGAAATCAAATTGAAGAGCTTTGTTAACTGGGAAGGTGTTTCTAAGAAGATGCTTGGACCATGTGCACACTTAGATGATTGTCATATTAATCATTATGCTTTACAACTTAGTACGTATATGTACGTAATGTTAAAACATAATCATCATCTGAAGCCAGGTAAGATCCAGATTCATCACATCACCTTTGAGGTAAAAGAAGAGGATGAACACGGCTATCCTATCGTTGCTGTTGATCAACTAGGAGATCCTATTGTAAAAAAAGTAGTACCTTACGATTTACCTTATTTGAAGAAAGAGGTTCAGGATATGATTAAGTATTTAAAGATGAATCCTAACTTTGCTAAAACTAAGAAGAAATGATTAAACTATTTGAGATCCAAAATAAAGTAGTAATACCTACTGAACATTGTCATATGATAAACTGGTTAAGTATACTCATGGAAAAGTATCCTGATAATTACATGAAGGTTTATGGTTATATCTATTACATGGTTTGCCCTAGTGAACAGAATCCATACTTTGGAATGGAAGACACCTTGCGAGAAGAAGTCATACTCCATGATTTAGATGCTAACTTTTCAACAGAAGCTCCTGAGATTTTAGAAGCTCTGGAAAAAGCAGCTAAGATGTATGAAACACCTACTGTAAGAGCTTACAATGGTCTAAAGACAGCTATGGATAACATTGCTATTTATATGGGCACTACACCTATTACAGATGGTAAGGATGGTAACATAGGTCAGATCCGAGCAATGGCTAAAGACTTTGATCACATTAGACAATCCTATAAAGGCGTTGCTAAAGATCTTGAAGATGAACAAGAATCGCACGTAAGAGGTGGTCAGAATCTCAGTTATGATCAGATGTAATGCTAGATAAGCCTTATATAGATATTCCTACTTATGATAATGGTACATGGACTAATACTGTTTATGATACGCATACTGATTTTGCAGAATATGTAGTAAGCCAGTTCAAAGAACCTGGCAAGTATGATTTTGATGATACCTCTGAGATATTTAATGAGCAAGCTAGATTATTTAGAACTCAAAAGGATGTCTATTGTTTTGCGCCTATGCGGAGTAGAGATTACATTGTCTACTGGGATACTGAGAAAGAGAAGTGCCAGAAAGGAGTTATCTTTAAGAATAAGGGTAAGGAATGGTATCTTCCACGCGATTACTACATGTGGATTAATTTCCTGCCTATCTATGATAAGGTCAAGAAAGATTTTGATTTCCCTTTGGTATGGGATGTACAACTACACATAGCTCTTTATGAGTTAAAAGCTGAGATGCATTTCACGCATGCATCTATCTTCAAGAAGCGGCAGATAGCATCTTCCTACTTCCACGCAGCTAAGTTTATAAATCAGTTATGGTTTGAAACAGGAGTTACCTTAAAGATAGGCGCTTCTGAAAGTAGACACATTGATGGAGATGGTACCTGGACTTTCTTTGAGGAATATAAAGATTTCTTAAATGCTAATACAGGTTGGTACCGACCAATGAATCCAGAGAAGGTAAAGAACTGGCAACAAAAAATTGAGGTTACACAAAAGGGTAGGAAAAAGACTGTGGGGAATAAAGGAAAGCTCTTAGGTATGTCCTTTGAGCAATCAGCTACGAAAGGTGTAGGTGGGCCGTGTAGAATGTTTTTCTATGAAGAAGCTGGGATTGCGCCTACTCTAGATCAAACCTTTGAATATATTAGACCAGCTCTTAATGCAGGTGAGATTACTACAGGATTATTTATAGCAGCAGGTTCAGTAGGTAAGTTGAAAGATTGTGAACCACTTAAGGAGCTTACTTTAAATCCAGTAGCAAATGGTATTGAGCCTGTTACAAGCAATCTATTAGATGAGACAGGTATTGAAGGCGAGACGGGTTTGTTTATTCCAGAACAGTGGGGTATGCCACCATATATCGATCAATGGGGTAACTCTCAACCTGAGCCAGCATTAAAATCATTAGAAGCTACCTTTGAGAAGTGGAAGAAAGACTTAAAGCCTGAGCTTTATCAGTTGAGAATCTCTCAGCATCCACGTAATATTAAAGAAGGCTTTGCATATCGTGACGTATCTAAATTTCCTCAGAATCTAGTAAGTGCCCAGAAAAGAAATATTGAGGAAGGTGATTATCCATATGAACTTATAGATCTAACAGAAGATTTAGAAGGTACTTTGGTAATAAAGAAAGGCACCCATTTGCCAATTACTGAATTTCCGGTCAGTCCTAAACTTGAAGATAAGACAGGTTCTATTGTATGTTGGGAACGCCCAGAGGAGTCACCAGCTTGGGGAACTTTCTATGGATCTATTGACCCCGTTAGTGAAGGAAAGACTATTACATCTGATTCATTATGTTCAATCTACATCTATAAGAATCCTATTGAGGTTACCCGGATTACAGAGAATGGTACTGAGAACTTTATAGAAGGTGATAAGATTGTTGCTGCTTGGTGTGGTAGATTTAATGATCTAAACGAAACGCATCTAAAACTCCGCTTATTGATTGAATGGTATAATTGCTGGACCTTGATTGAGAATAACATCTCGTTGTTCATACAGTACATGATTTCTGAGAAGAAGCAGAAGTACTTAGTACCTAAGAACCAAGTTGTATTTCTAAAAGAACTCCAGGCTAATAAGTCTTCATTCCAGGATTATGGATGGAGAAACGTAGGAACCATATTTAAGACCCACCTTTTAAATTATCTTATTGAGTGGTTAACTGAGGTAATTGATACTGAAGAGGATGCTGAAGGAACTATTACTAAGAAGACTTATGGCATTAGCAGAATTCCTGATAGAATGGCTATGCTTGAGATGGAAGCCTACAGAGATGGTGTCAATGTGGATAGATTGGTTAGCTTAGCATCATTGGTTGCCTTTGCTAAAATCCAACAGGCAAACCGTGGATATCAAAAACGAGTTGAAAATGAGACAAGGAAAGACTTGGAAAAGTCACCAAATTTGTTTAAATTAAATAGTAGCCCTTTTCGTAATTTAGGTAAAAATAAATTACCTGGAGCTAACAAAATGAAGAGGTCACCATATAAACGCTTACGCTGATGAAAGTATTAAACGCATTACAGTTAAAGAACGGAGCCAAGGTAGAACGGGATCGGTTCCAGAGTATTACTCAACCAATACAGTTTCTTCCTTATACAGAAAAGGATGAGGATTGGGCTTCTTGGAATCTTGATTGGTTAGAGTGGCAAGGCATAAAACAGTTAAGAGTCAATGCTAGAAGGTTGATGAAAAATTATAAGCTGGCTGAAGGTATTATTGATAAAACTGATTATATTCCTGAAGAAAATAATGAACTTCGTGATCTAGTAGATACATTGGTAAGTGATGAAGATAGTGCATTAGAATTAAAGTTCTATCCCATCATACCTAATGTGATGAATGTATTGGTTGCAGAGTTTGCAAAACGAAATTCAAGAGTGAGTTTTAGAGCTGTGGATGAGTATACGTTCAACGAGATCCTTGAGAGAAAACGTAGTGAAATAGAAAACGTATTGGTACAGCAAGCCGAATCAAAACTGATTGGTAAGATGCTAGAATCTGGAGCAGACCCTAATGACCCAGAAATTCAACAGAAGATGGAACAGGAAAGCTCCTTAGAGAACTTGAAGACTCTTCCTGAACTTGAGGATTTCTTTGCAAAGGATTATGAAGTAATCGTAGAGAAATGGGCTCAGAAACAATTACTTATTGATGAAGAGCGTTTCAAGATGGATGAGCTTGAAGAAAGAGCTTTTAAAGATATGCTTATAACAGACCGTGAGTTCTGGCATTTCAAGATGATGGAAGATGACTATGACATAGAGTTATGGAATCCTGTCCTAACGTTTTATCACAAATCTCCAGATGTAAGATACATCTCTCAGGCAAACTGGGTTGGTAAGATTGAGATGATGAGTGTCTCGGATGTTATAGATAAGTTTGGATGGTGTATGACAGAAGACCAATTACAATCTCTTCAGCAACAATATCCAATTAGATCTGCAGCATATCCGATGAGCGGTTATCAGAATGAAACTAAGTATGATCCTACTCAAAGTCATAAGTGGAATGTAGAAGGGCCTTCTTTGGCAATGCGTGAATTCACATCTATGAGAGATAACTTTGTCTTTCAAGGCAATGACATAGTAGAATGGGTTTTAGGTGAATCAGAGGATTATCTTCAAGACGGTCCAATTAATATGCTCCGTGTTACACAAGCATATTGGAAGTCACAACGCAAGCTTGGACATCTAACGAAGATAGCTGAGAATGGAAAAGTAACTACTGAGATTATAGATGAAACCTATAAAGTTACCGACAAACCACAATATAACAACTCTTTAATTAAAAATAAGAACAAGACTACTCTTGTTTTTGGAGAACACATAGAATGGATCTGGATTAATCAAGTTTGGGGTGGTATTAAGATTGGACCTAATCAACCTACCTTTCAAGGGATGAGTAGTTCTAGTAGTAATGTTAATCCTTTATATATTGGTATTAATCAGAATACAATTAAACCTATTAAGTTTCAATTCAAAGGTGATGAAACACTTTATGGATGTAAGTTACCAGTAGAGGGTCGTGTATTCTCTGATCGTAATGTAAGGTCTACAGCACTTGTAGATTTAATGAAACCTTTTCAGATTGGATATAACCTGGTTAATAATCAGATAGCTGATATTCTTATTGATGAATTAGGAACGGTAGTTGTTTTAGATCAAAACGCTTTACCAAAGCATTCACTAGATGAAGAGTGGGGTAAAGGTAATTATGCTAAAACTTATGTAGCTATGAAGAATTTCCAAGTACTTCCTCTTGATACTAGTATAGCTAATACTGAGAATGCATTGAATATGCAACACTTTCAGCAATTAGATTTATCTCAGACAAATAGATTAATGAGTAGAGTTCAATTAGCTAATCACTTTAAACAAGAAGCGTTTTCTGTTGTAGGCGTTACTCCTCAAAGAATGGGTCAACAGATTGGACAAACTAATACAGCTACAGGAATAGAACAAGCTGTTGCTGGTTCGTATGCACAAACAGAAATGTATTTTGTTCAGCATTCAGATCATTTGATGCCAAGAGTACATCAAATGAGAACTGATTTAGCTCAGTTTTATCACGCAACAAATCCATCAGTTAGATTACAGTATATGACATCTAATGATGAGCGTGTGAACTTTGAGATAAATGGTACAAGCTTGATGCTTAGAGATATCAATGTGTACTGCACAACAAGAGCAGCTCACAGAGATATCTTAGAAAAGATGAAGAGTATGTCTATGCAAAACAATACTACTGGAGCATCTATCTATGATCTTGGTAAAGTAATGCAAGCAGATTCAATAGGTACTTTAAACTCATCATTAAAAGCCGCAGAAGATAAGCAAACTAAAGTACGTCAAGAAGACATGGCTCATCAACAGAAGATGAAGGAGATGGAAGTACAGAAAGCTATTCAAGAGAAACAAATGGCACTTGATCATGAGACTATGGAATCTGAGAAAGATAGACGTAAAGACGTATTGGTTGCAGAGATTAAAGCATCAGGTTTTGGAGCTATGCAGGATCTTAATGAGAATAAGCAAAGTGACTTCATGGATGCTATGGCTGATATGAAGCAGACAGCTAATTATCAAGATACAATGAATGTTCAACAACAAAAGGAGAATAACCGAGTAGTTGAGAGCGGTCAGAAGATGAACTTAAAGCGAGAGGAGATGGCCTTGCAGAGAGATCTGAAAGAGAAAGATGTAGAGATTGCCCGTGAAAATAAAAATCAATATGATAAACCGAAAACCTCTGATTCAAAGAAAAAGAAATAACTATAGCTATATAATAGAAAAATCTTTTATATGACGTATTAGTTTAGTAAACATTAAATATTTAAAATTAATATATTTGTGTATATTATTATTAACTCAAACATTAAAACCAACCAACATGAGTGAAGAAATTAAAGATAAGACTGACGTAGAAGAAATCAGCCTTAATGAAATTGAAGATTTATTAGATATAGGCGGCTCTATAGCAATGCTGCCAAACGAAAAAGCGCCAGAGAAAAAGCCCCATGTATTTAGCGCAATGGGTACTGACACTTCGTTCCTTGACAAGCCACCAGTGGCTATTGAAAATGAAATACCTCCTGCAGAACCTGTTAATCCAGCAGCCCCTGAAGATGAGATTCCTCCTGTTGAAGATCCTAATGATGTATTAGCACCTCCGGCAGATGATTTTCTAGAAGAAGATGACTTAAAAAACAAAGGCGGAAGACCTGCAGCGCTTATTGCCGCAGCTAAGAAACTAGTTGAGAAGAAGATTCTATTACCATTTGATGATGGAAAAAAACTAGATGATTATACAGCAGAGGACTTTGAAGAAATGATTGAAGCTAACTTCCAGAGAAAGGAAGGTGAGTTACAAGAACAACTTCCAGCACAGTTCTTTTCTAACATGCCTCCTGAAATGCAAGAAGCATATAGATATATTGCTGAAGGTGGTCAGGATTTGAAAGGTCTATTTCAATCCATGGGAGCTGCCCAAGAGATAAAACAATTAAACATTGAAACCGAAGGTGGTCAATCATATGCGGTTCGTGCGTATCTACAAGCAACTAATTATGGAACACCTGAAGAAATTGAAGAAGAAATTCAAAGCTTGGTAGATAGAGGCGATCTTGAAAAGAAAGCCAATCAATTTAAACCTAAGCTAGATGCAATGAGTGAGCGTTTAGTTCAACAAAGAATTCAAGCACAAGAGCAAGCAAACCAAAAACGCCAGGCTCAATCGCAGAATTACATGGAGAATGTATATACTGTATTAGAGAAAGGCGATGTTAATGGAATTAAGTTAGATGACAGAACACAAAATAAGCTTTACGCAGGTTTAGTTCAAGCTAACTACCCGTCAATTAACGGGAAACAAACGAATATGTTAGGACACTTGTTGGAGAAATACCAATGGGTTGAACCTAACCACGATTTAATAGCAGAGGCACTCTGGTTATTATCTGAACCGGATCAATACCGTGAGAAGATAAGAGAGAGTGGTGAAACTGCAGCTGTTGAGAAAACGGTTAGAAAGCTTAAGACAGAGCAATCTAATCTAGCCAATGGCGGTGGAGCACCGAATGAACCAGACATACCTGTAAGCAAAAAGAGAGAAGCTATAGCAAGACCTAAGCGTAACTTTTTTGCAAGATAAAGACTAAAATAAAAACAATTAATAATTAAACTCAAAACAAAATGGCAACTCCAAGTTTTAACAATGGAATCTTTCTGAGAGACACCAATTACAATGCGTCTTCTCATGTTGATTCTTATCACTTATCAAGTATGCTAAGAGATGCAGAACCTACTGACATGGGTCCTGTTGACATCTGGGCTATGTCCCAAAAGGTAGAAATGCCTTTATATCAGATGTCTTCTTTTGGCGGAAAAAACGTTATTGACGTAGATAACATTCGTGGTGAATGGAAATGGCAAACTCCGGTTTCCCAAGATCTTCCTTACATCATTGAAGATATTGATTCACAGAATATTACTAAAGGTCAAGATGGTACTACCTTCAAGATCAAATTGAACAAACGTGAGTTTGGTCATGGTGATATCATTACTTATGACAAGTACAACGGTGTTGAACTTTTCATTGTACCTGAAGAAGATATTCTTCCTATGGGTGACGGCTGTATCTATACAGTGCAGTTGATGAATAATGACAACTATAAATTTTTAGATAATGCATTCTTAGCTAACGGAACTAAGTTCTTTAGAAAAGGATCTGCTAGAGGGGAGTATGGAGAACGTTTCTCTGATATTTCAACTAAATCTGGATTCAGAGAATTTTACAACTATGTTGGTGGTGCTGAGGCTCACGTACATTATTCTGTATCTTCTCGTGCTGATTTAGCTATCAAAGGTGGTTTAAACGCAGATGGAACAGTTCCTGTAACTGAGATCTGGAGAAACTTTGATAAAAATATGGATCCGTCTGTATCTTCTATAGAATCTATGGTAGGTGTAATGGGTGCAGATTACGTTAAGAAAGCAATGGCTAATGGAAACCTTAGCAGAACATTCTTAACTGCAATGGAAGCAGCTCACTTAACTAAGATTGCTACAGATATTGAAACATATCTTATGTGGGGTCACGGTGGTAGAGTAAGACAAGATGGTCCAGATGACATCAGAATGTCAGTTGGTCTTTGGAAACAACTTGATAACTCTTTCAAAAGAGTTTATAACAAGTCTAGTTTCTCTCTTGAATTGTTCAGAGCTGAGTTATATAACTTCTACAATGGTAGAGTTGAATTTCAAGGTCCAGATCCAAAACGTCAGATTGTTGTACAAACTGGTATGGGTGGAATGAGAATGGTTAACGAAGCTATTAAGCGTGAAGCTAGTGGTTCAGGACTTGTTATTGAAGCTGCAGATATCGGAGCTATCACTAACAAAGGAATGAACTTAGGATTCGGATTTGCTTACACTAGTTATGTAATTCCTTTCTTAGCTAACGTTCAGTTTGTGATCAATCCTGCGTTTGATAATGTTCATACTAATGACATTGAGAACCCAATCATTGACGGTCATCCGTTAAGTTCATATTCTTTCATTATCTTTGATATCACTGATAACACTAATGATAACATCTACTTGTTGAAGTTATCTTGGGATAATCAACTTAAATGGTGGTACCAAAATGGAACTATGGATTACATGGGTAGAACTCAAGGATTCCAATCATCAGGACAGTTCAATGGTTACAGAGTCTTTATGTCTCAAACTATGCCAGCTATCTGGGTGAAAGATCCAACCAAAGTGTTGAAAATTGTAATGAGAAATCCAATTACTGGAGGATCATTCTAAAATACTACTGTAACGAGGAGAGATATAATACTCTCTCCTCTTTGCT